TTCTTCAAGTGATAAAGTAAAAGCATTATTAGAAAATTTATTCTATGATGTTATTAATGTTGAATTTAATTTATGGCCATGGGTTAGAAATCTTTGTAAATACGGAGATTTCTTTTTAGCATTGGAGATTGAGCCTGAAAAAGGTATCATAAATGTAGTTCCTTATTCTTGCTACAATACTGAAAGATTGGAAGGTACTGACCCTGATAATCCTAACTATGTTAAGTTTAAAGTTGAATTGGATACTTCTGGTAAAAAGGAATATGAGAACTATGAAATGGCTCACTTCCGTTTATTATCAGATACAAACTTCTTACCTTATGGTAAAGCAATGATTGAAGGTAGTAGAAGAGTTTGGAAACAAATATGTTTGATGGAAGATGCGATGTTAATCCATCGTATTATGAGAGCACCGGAAAAAAGAATTTTCAAAATAGATATTGGTAATATACCACCAACCGAAGTTGATAACTACATGCAAAAGATTATCAACAAAATGAAGAAAACTCCATTTGTTGACCAAAATACAGGAGATTACAATTTAAAATATAATATTCAAAACCTTACTGAAGACTTTTTCCTACCTGTTAGAGGTGGTGATAGTGGTACTTCAATTGATAACTTAGCAGGTTTAGAATACGCAGCAATAGATGATATCAATTACTTAAAAGCTAAATTATTCGCATCACTTAAAGTTCCTAAAGCATTTTTGGGTTATGAAGAAGATGTTAATGGTAAAGCTACATTAGCAGCTCAGGATGTTCGTTTTGCTAGAACTATTGAAAGAATACAAAAAACAATAGTTAGTGAATTAACTAAAGTGGCAATTGTACACTTAGCGGGGCAAGGTATTGATGATGCAGAAATGTTAAATTTTGAATTATCATTAACAAATGCTTCTACAATCTATGAGCAAGAGAAAGTAAATTTATGGAGTGAAAAAATTAGATTAGCATCAGATATGAAGCAATCTAATATGATTTCAACCGATTGGATGTATCATAACATATTTGGATTCAGTAAAGAAGAAATTCAAGAAGAAAGAACTAGATTGGTATTAGACCTTAAAGACCGTTTCCGTTTCAATTCAATTGAACAGCAAGGACAAGACCCTGCTAATCCACCACAACAAACAAATGTAGAAGAGGAGATTGAAAAAATGAAACAGGAGATAAATGATAATGATAAAGGTGGCAGACCAAGAGAAGGAAATACTTATGGAAAAGATAAACATCCATTAGGTAGAGACCCATTAGGTAACAAAGAAAACGAAGCAGAAAGAAAAAGAGAAACTCGTATATCTATTAACCCATCAAAAATTCGTAAAGAATTTATCAACGGGATGGCATCAAAAAAGAAGTTTTTAGCTGAAAAAAAAGAAAAAAGCAACTTTTTAGATGATAATAATATCATAGACGAAGGAAAATTTTAATAAACTAAAAGAAAGTTATATTTATATGTGTTAGTTTACGCATATATGTAAAAATTAGGGAAGTAATGAAGAAAATTAAACATTCCAAGTTTAAGAATACTGGAGTGTTATTTGAACTTTTGGTAAAGCAAATAACATTAGAGGTTCTAAATGGAGACAAAACAGAGAACGCTAAAAAAATATTAAAAGAATTTTTTGGGCCTTCTACGGAGTTAAATAAAGAACTTCGTTTATACGATTTATTATTAAAAGAAAAGTATAACACCGAAACACGTGCTGAAAAATTTGTAGATACAATTGCAGAAGCACATGCAAGATTAGATGATAAAAAATTATCAAAAGAAAAGTATAATCTTATTAAAGAGATTGGAGCAAAGTTTGAATTAGAACAATTCTTATCTTCTCCAGTATCTAACTATAAAGTATTAGCATCAATATATAAAATATTTGAATCTAAAAAATCAACCAATTATGATATTAAAGACGTTTTCAACTCTAAAATAACCCTAATTGAAAACATACTAACACGTCCTATTATCAAAGAAACAGCTAAATCAGAAAACGATAAGTTGGTTGAAAGTTATAGAAAGCAAGAAAAAGACCTAAGATTATTAACATATAAAATCTTAGTTGAGAATTTTAATAAAAAATATACAAATTTAGATGATTCTCAAAAGAATTTATTAAAAGAATATATTAATAATATTTCAAATACTTCCAAATTTAAGGATTACATTTCGCAACAACTACCAAAAATTATTTCTGAACTTAAGGCAATCAATGCTAAAGTAAAAGATAAAGTTACAAAAATCAAATTAACAGAAACTATTTCAGTTTTAGAAAAAACTAAAATTGGAAAAAGTGTAACTGATAATCAAGTTTCATCTATTATGATTTCATATGAGTTGATTAAAGAACTAAAAGGAAAAATAAAATAATGGCAGACGTTAATAAATTAAAAGAAGTAATCAGAGGATTGGTTAAAGAAATCGAATCTGAAAAAGAAATGGATGAAATGACAGGAACTGGTGCAGTTGCTGGTTATGCTACTCCATTTGCATTTAGTGGTAATAAAGCAGCTGCTAAAAAGAAAAATAAAGAATTGGCTCAATCTGCCGGATATGATGTTGTAAAGGATGAAAACATTGTTAAAGAAGATAGTGAAAAAGGTGGTGTGTTAAACATTACACCTATGAGTAATAAAAATATTAAACCAACTGCAACTAAAGCAGGTGGTGAAAAAAAGAAAGATACTGAAATGGCTGATGTATCTGATATGGAATTAGCAGAAACTGGTAAGAACTTAGCAGAGAATAGATGGTTGGCAATTAAGAACGAAGATGGTTCTCCAAAAGCTAAAATCAGTAAAGGTGTATCTCATATCAAACAACAATTAGGTGAAGTTGAAAAATTCGTTAATTGGTATTCTAAATTGAAAACTGAAAACGGAGTTAAAAAAGAAGATTACTATAAAAGAACTCATAAGAGTTTACACAAAATAAAAGAAAGATTAATGAACCTTTCTGAAAAAATAAGAACCCTGTAATATGAACAAAGAACAATTAAAAGAATTAGTTAGAGAAGTAATGACCGAAGAGTCAGAATACCAAGAGTTTTTCAAAAAAGCATTAGAAAAAGCTGGTAAATCAATTCCATCTATGAGTGATGCAGAAAAGAAAGCATTCTTTAATAAAATTGAAGATACTTGGAATAGCAGAGGTGAAAAGAAAGAAATTAAAGAAGAACAAAATTGTCCATCTTGCGGAAAGCCAATGAGCATGTGCGAGTGTGGATATTAATAAAAGGAAAAGATAATGATGAAATCTCTATTAATAGAAACAAAACTTTTTGAAGGTAAAGTACAAGAAGATGACGGTGGTAGAACTATCGTTAAAGGTGTTTTACAAAGAGCTGGTGCTGAAAATCAAAATGGAAGAGTATATCCTAAACCTATCTTAGTAAGAGAGGCAAAGAAGTATGACCAATTGATTAAAGAGAGAAGAGCATTAGGTGAATTAGACCATCCAGATTCTACTGTTATTAACTTGAAGAATGTATCTCATAATATTAGAGAAATTCATTGGGAAGGTGATGATTTGATGGGAACGGTTGAAATACTTCCAACACCATCTGGAAACATTCTTAAAGAATTATTAAAAGCTGGTATTTTATTAGGTATCTCATCAAGAGGTATGGGTTCTACTAAAAATATTGGAGAAAACAAAGTAGAGGTTGCTGAAGATTTTGAATTGATTGGTTGGGATTTTGTTTCTAACCCATCTACACATGGTGCATTTATGGTACCTGTTAATGAATCATACAATCCTTTAAAAAATATTGGTACTGATGTTTGTGGTGATTACTGCAAAGCACAGGACTTAATGAGAGAAATAATAACTGAATTAGCATAATATGGCAAAGTTTGATATATACGATTATGTGCATAACAACAAATTTAAGTTGGATATTAAAGCACCAAAACACGTTACTAAAGTAGCTAAGGGATATAATGATATTCGTAAAACTTTATTAAATGAAGTTACCATTACTAATGGTAAATTCAACATTAAAGAAAACTTAGAAAAAGATAATAGACCATTATCTCCAGAAGTTAAAAAGCATTTTTTAGAAATTATTTCTACATACAATACTTTTCAAGACCAAATGAAGAGAGCATCTGATATGACTGAAGTAGCAAATACTTTAGGTGGTATTGTTGAGGCTGCAAAAGAAATGACATTGAGAGAAGCAAAAGATTGGTTTGATGGTGTGACTGTAAAAAGAAATATGCAAGAATTGGATAAGTTGGATAAAAGTTTCCAAAAGTTTGCAGTAGAAGCAAAAGCAATGGATGAAAGATTACATTCTTTATATGAAGATATGGGTCACATTTTAAATCGTTACTATGAAATAGCAGATATCTCTACTGATACAATGCATGAGAGATTAGGAAATAAAAAGAAATAATGATTAAGTTAAAAACTTTATTAGAAGCATACAATCCAGCTGAAGCATTTCACAAAAAGGTTAGTAAAATGACCGATAATAATCAACATAGTGAGGCTGCACTTGAATTAGCATTTTATTTAGATGATAGAGATGCAGTAATGGTATTAAATCATATTAAAAAAAATCATCTTAAAAATGGTTCAATTTCAAAAGAAGACCAAAAGAAAAGAGATAATATGGTTAATATGTTATTGAAAAGAGCAAAAAAAGAATTATCTAAAAAAGATTACGATTTAATTAATAGTTCATTCTAAAACAAATAAAAATGATTCGTTTAGGAGGTATAGTAGGAGATGGTTTTAAGTTGGGCAAAATGGATGTTAAATACGGACAAGTAGTTTCTAACCCATTTGCTAGAGCATTTACACCAACAAATGAAGGTGAAGAAGATAGAAAAAAAGAAGGACCTGACCATGAAGTATTTATGGCACAAAGTCAATTGAATACTATTATTAAATCTGCGCAAGAACTTAAAGAAAAAATGGGTGATGAAGAAAAGAACATACCGGCTTGGATTCAGGACCATTTATCAAAAGCAGAAAGTTATATATCTCAGGCATCTAATGGATATTATGAATATACCGAAGGTTTAGTTAAAAAAATTAAAAAGGCTCATAATATTAAAAAAGTAAATGAGGTAAGAAAAGTTGGACAAATCCAAATTGATTTGGATAAGATACTTAAAGCAGTGGAAGGTGAAATTGAAAAATATAAAAAATTAAAAGGAAAACCTGAAGCTAGAACCAATGTTGAAAATCTTAAAAAATTAAATATGAAGAAAAAAGAACTTCATAAAGAATTAGATTTAGCATTGAAAGCACTACACCAGGATGTAGAGTTAGATATTGACAATCTTTAATTGTGTAAATAAAAATTAGTTAAAAGCTTGGTTATTCCAAGCTTTTTTCGTATATTTGTCTTATGATAAAACCTTTTAGTATTTTAGATACTCGTAGTAAAGAATGGCAGGATAGAAAAAGATGGTGGATTCAATCATATGGAATACAATCCGAATTAGGTAGAGAGGATATACAATCAAAAGCTCGTTTTTGGGAAGATAATACCGCATCTATATTCGATGCAACACTTTGTGAAAAAATGTATGAATGGTTTGTTCCTAAGAATGGAACTATATTAGACCCTTTTGCCGGTGGTAGTGTTAGAGGAATAGTAGCCGAAGAAATGGGTTACAAATATACAGGAATAGATTTATCCAAAAAACAATTAATAGCAAATCGTAAACAATCTAAAAAACCAAATTGGGTTGAAGGTGATAGTGAAGAAGTATTAGAACTTATGCCGGATGAACAATATGATTTTGTATTTACTTGTCCACCTTACTATGATTTAGAAGTTTATTCGGATAATGATAGGGATTTATCAACAATGGATGATAGTGATTTTGAAGATAAATATTTTAGTATAATTAGTGAGGCTGCAAGATGTTTAAAGAACAATAGATTTTTATGTTTAGTTATTTCGGAAGTTAGAGAACCATCTACAACTGGAAACTATAAGATTGGAAAGTATAGAAATTTTGTTGCAAAAACAATTATGGCATGTGAGGAAATGGGATTGGATTTCTATAATGATATGATTTTATTTAACTCACAACATCAGGCATCCAGAGTTGTTGATACCTATTTTAAAAGAAATAGAAAGGTGGCATCGGTTCATCAAAATATATTAGTATTTGTAAAGGGAAACCCTGATATAGCAACTGAAGATATTGAATGGGATGGGACTTACAAATGTGTTGTAGATGGTGTAAGATATAAATCATTTAGAGAAGCAGCTATATCAATAAATCCAAATGAATTAGTTGCAAGTGAAGTTGAAAGAAGATGTCGTTCAACAAAATCTAAATACAAAGATTGGCAAGTATTTGGGGAAGAAACTAAACCAAATATTCAATATGAAGTAGATGGTATTCCATTTGAAACACCAAAACAAATAGCAAATTTAATTGGTGGTGATTTTACTGAAAATAGAGCAAGAAATTTTATTGAATCTACAAATCCTAATTACCGTCATTGGAAACGTGTAAATAGAAACGATATTACATACGAAGAAATGGAGCAATTACAAAAAGGTGCATCCATAACACTTAAATTACCTATCATATCCTGTGAGGGTATGGAGTTTTATTCATTAAAAGAAGCAGCAGAACATTTTAATTGTTCAGATGAAAGAATAAGGCAAAAATTGAAATCCGATAAACATACTGATTATATTTATCTTTTTGAGGAATAATAATATTTATTCCTGAAAAGGAATATTATTATGCCAGCAGTAAGTAAAGCACAACAAAAATTTATGGGTATTGTTCACGCAATACAAAAGGGTGATGCAAAAGCAAAAGACTTTAGCAAAGATGCAAGAGATGCAGCTAAATCTATGAGTAAAAAAGATGCAAAAGATTTCGCATCTACAAAGCATGATGGATTACCTGACCATGTTAAGAAAGAAATGAAAGAAATGATTCGTGAAGTTTTGAGAGAAACTTTTATGAACGAACAATTACAATGTGAAGATTGCTGGAAAGGATATAAAGCCGTTGGTGGTAAAATGAAAAATGGTAAAATGGTTCCTAATTGTGTTCCTACAAACGAAGTTGATACATTCGAAAAAGATAAAGAAATTGCTTCATCTCTAATGAAAGCAAAAGATATGTTTGAAAAAGCATTAAAAGCATCTAACAATCCACAAGCTAAATCTGAATTAAAAAAGAAGCTTGATGATATTGATAAGATTGTTAAAAAAATGATACAAAGAAAAGAAGGTATATCCGAAGGTAGTATTCCTAAAATGTATATTGCATATTTAGGTTTGCAAAAAAAAGTTAGAGAACTTGAGGATAAACAAAAAGAATTAGTTAAACCTTACTTAGATGCAAAAGATAGTAATAATGTTACTGCTATGAATAAAGCAGTTGAATTATTAAAGAAAAATCAACAGCAACTTAATATGTATCGTAGAAATTTAGATTCACTTGAAAAACAATATATTACTAACTTATAGTAATTTCTAAAGAATTTTTTACAAAATTTTACGGTTTAGTTTAATTTTGTATATTTATTCTTACAATAATCTATTTTTATAGATTTTCTATTGGTAAATGAATACTCACGATTCTGATGTGAAGTGACCAAAACGCCAATCAAAAAAATTCTATTGAAGTCCCTCAATTACTAATGACTTCAGAAATCCGAAATAAATAAGGAAAACAAATGGCAAGTTCAAAATTGTTAAAAGAAGCAATTGCTGATGCTAAAGCTGTTCGTGAAACTGCTATTGCTAACGCTAAAATCGCATTAGAAGAAGCATTTACTCCTCGTTTACAATCTATTCTTTCAAAGAAAATCCAAGCTGAAATTGAAGAAGGCGAAGAAGATGATAAAGAAGAAGATGAAATGAACGAAGAAAATGATGCATCTAGCGAAATTGGTAAAGGTGATAACAAACAACCAGCAGACAAAGCAAACGATGCTTACACAGACTTAAGTGGTATTTCTAAACAATCTGGTGAACCAGGTTCAGAAGTAGAAGACTACGAAAAAGTAAAAGACCTTACCGAAGGTGAAGACGCTGAAGACGAAAAAATGGAAGAAGGCGAAGACATGGACGGTATGGATGACATGCACCACGAAGGTGAAGAGCATGACGAAGATGAAATGGATTTAGAATCTATTATCAGAGAATTAGAAGCTGAATTAGGTGAAGGCGAAGACATGGAAGATGATGAAATGGCTCACGAAGGTGAAGACATGGAAGCTGATGACATGGCTCACGAAGGTGAAGACCACGCTGAACCAGATGCTGATAACATGGGTGGTGAAAGTGACCACGATGCTGATAACGCAGATGATGA